GCAGTTCTCCCGGGAGTTCGCCGGGGTCGATATTGGCCAGGACTGGCAGTCGTCCACGCGGGTGTTCCTCCCCGGTGGTGGGGAGATCCGCCCGTCGACGGCGAGTTCGTGGTCCAAGGATGGCGGCAAGGAGACCTTCTCGGTCGCCGATGAGCCGCACCTGTATATCCTGCCGACGCTGCGGCGGATGTACGAGATGGTCAGCCGCAACACCGTCAAGCGGAAGGCCGCGCAGGGCTGGATGCTGCAAACCTCAACGATGTACGCACCGGGTGAGGACTCGACCGCTGAGCGGACTCACGATGCGTACGGCAAGGGCCTGCTGCCGCGATTCCTGATGGACCACAAGGAACCCCGGGGCGAGATCGACCTTGCCGACGACAAGGCGCTCGAGGAGGAGCTGCGCTACCTGTACGGCCCGTTCGCCGATGTCATGGATCTCCCGGGTCTCATGGCGAAGATCCGCGACCCGAGGTTCGACGAGAACGAACAGCGCCGGTACTTCCTGAACGAGCGTCGCGCTGGCTCCGCACGGTGGATGGACCCGGCGTTGTGGGCCGAGCGTGCCGACCTGACCATCGTGGTTCCCGATAAGGCGCCGATCACGGCTGGGTTCGACGGGTCGATCTCGCGGGACTCGACCGCGCTGGTGGGTTGCACTCGGGATCGGCACTGGTTCGTGGTCGGGATGTGGGAGCGTCCGCAAGGCCCCGCCGGTGATGGCTGGGTGGTCCCCCAGGACGAGGTGGACCAGGCGGTCGCCACGATGATGGGTCGCTGGAAGGTGCTGCGGCTGTACGGCGACCCACGGGAGTACAAGGCGTGGCTTGCCGCGTGGGCGGAACGGTACGGCAAGGACCGGGTGGCGGAGTTCCCGACCAACTCGGCTGGCCGGTTCGCGCCAGCGGTCCTGGCCGCCGATGTTGGGATCCGGCAGGGTGAGATGACCCACGATGGGGACTCGCGCCTGGCCCGCCATGTCGCCAACGCGCACATACAGCTTGTGCGGTTGCGGGTCGACGATGGGGAACGCAAGCCGTTCGTGCTCCAGAAGGACCGGCCGCACAGCCCGCGGAAGATTGATGGTGCGGTGGCTGGGGTGCTCGCCGATGCGGCCCGCAACGACGCGCTGGTCGCCGGCGAGTTCGAGAGCAAGCGAACCGCGCCATTCGCGCTGCTAGGCAAGTAGGGAGAGACCAATCATGTCCGTACGACTACTCGAACGTGTCCCCGTCGAACGGATCGAAGCCCAGGCCCGGCCGGTTGATCTTGGCCGGCTGCTGTTGACGTTCTTCATTGGCGTCCTGTATTTGGTCGGCTTTGTGGCCCGGAAGGTCGTTCTGGTGCTCGGGGTGATGCTCGGCTGGGCGATCGCGGCGACCAGGACCGGCTGGCAGGACGCCGCCGTGTCGGCGGAGGAGCGGCGACGTGCACAAGCGGCGTAGGCCTGGCCGCTGATCTGGCGGTCAGGGCTGCCTGCCTGACGAGGTAGGCGGATTCCACGACAGCCCGGGTTACCTCTGTGGCCCGGGTTGTCGCTTACACAGAGGAGATAGGGCCTTGGCCGACGCTGGCCGTAGCTGCACTCGCTGCGGAACCGACTATCCGCCGCACCTTATCGAGCATGCGTTCCGAGTCCGGCGTGTGCGAGATGCATCGTGCACACCTGCCCGGGGAGCGCTGCGGACCGGCATCTGCCGACCGTGCGAGCAGACTGCCCGAGACGAGCGCAAGATCGGCAACCGCTGGGCGGTCAAAGCACTGCCAGACCTGCAATCGCAAGAAGGGCGACAAGGGGCCGGCCTGGTTCGAGGCCGACCGGCAGGTCTACGAGCGGTGGCACCGCTGGAAGAAGTTGCCGGCCCAAGAGCGTGGCCTGTTGTTCGATCTTTGAGTTGACCGGAGGCAATCTTGGGATTCTTGGAGCGAGTCGCAGCAGCCCGGAATCCTGACCGCCGTCCGGCCAACCTGAGCTTGGACGAGTACGTCGAAATGGTCCGGTTCGCCGGGTTCGGTGGCGAGTATCCGCTGCTGCGCACGTCGATGGGCCGGCTGGATGAGGAACAGATCATCCAGACCGCCAGCATGGCCTACCGGATGCACGGGCCGATCTTCGCGCTGATCCTCGCCAGGTTGCAGGTGTTCTCACAGGTCCGGCTGGCGTGGACACGGTTCGAGGGTGGCCAGCCGACCGACCTGTTCGGCACGACCGCGTTGAGCGTGCTGGAGCGGCCCTGGCCGGGTGGGACGACCTCGGACCTGCTCGCCCGGATGGAAGTCGACGTGTCCTCGGCGGGCACGTCGTTCATCCGCAAGATCACCCGGCCACGGCAGCCACCCCGGTTGAGCCGGCTCCGCCCCGAATACGTGATCGTCGTCCTCGGCTCCAACGAGGACGACGACCATCCCGCCGAAGCCGCCGACGTGGAACTGCTCGGGTTCGCCTACAAGCCACCCAACGGGAACATGGTCATCCTCGACACAAGCGAGGTGGCGCTGTTCGCGCCGATCCCCGACCCGGACCGGATCTTCCTGGGCATGTCATGGGTCACGCCGGTCCTGCAGGAGCTCCGCGCCGACAGCGCACAGACCGAACACAAGCTCGCGTTCTTCCGGAACAACGCCACGAGCAACTTGGCGATCAAGTTCGACCCGTCGATCACGATCAAGCAGGTCCGCGAGTTCAAGGCGCTGTTCGAGGAAGACCACACCGGCGCGTGGAACGCGTTCCGCACGATCTACCTGGGCGGTGGCGCCGACCCCGTCCCCATCGGTTCGTCGTTGAAGGACATGGACTTCTCCGCGGTGGCCGGCAAAGCCGAGAGCCGCCTCGCCGCGGCCGCCGGGGTGCCGCCCTCATGGGTGGGGTTCAGCGAGGGCTTGCAGGGCAGCGCGTTGAACGCGGGGAACTTCAACTCCGCGCGGCGCCGGTATGCGGATGGGACCGCGCATCACTGGTGGGCCAACGCGGCCCGCTCACTGGAGGTGCTGGTCCCCGATCCGGTCAACGCCAGGGGCGCGTCGCTCTGGTATGACACCCGCAGCGTGCCGTTCATGCGGGAGGACGCCGCCGACGCCGCCAAGATCCAGGCGGACGAGGCGGCCACGATCGTGGCGCTGGTCCGCGACGGGTTCACACCCGAGTCCGCGATCGACGCGGTCAACAACCACGACTGGTCGCGGCTGAAGCACACCGGCTACATGAGCGTGCAGCTGGTTCCACCGGCCACGGGGACGCTGCCGGCTGGAGGTGGCGGTGGCGCTGGAGGGAACGGGAAGGTTCCTGCGGCAGTGGCGGAGGCGATCGAACGTGCCGTTCGGCCCTGATTGCGAATTCGAGGATCAGCAGGCCTGCGAGCGGGCCAACCGCGACCGTGACGACCCGGCGGCCTATTGCGCCGCAGTGCGGCGACGGACAGAGGAGCACTGCATGAACGATCGCACGGGCACGGCCAAGCATGCGATGCCGCTGGCGGCCGACAGCTTCGATGGCCGGCCACGGCCACGGCTCGCCCGCCCGGTCGCGCGAGCCAATGCTCGCTGGTACCGAATCACCAACAAGGCCGACGATGTCACGCTGATTGATATATATGACGAGATCGGCTGGTTCGGGGTGACCGCCGCCGAGTTCGTCAAGGACCTCCGCCAGATCACTACTCCGAAGATCGAACTGCATATCTCGTCCCCTGGCGGCGACGTGTTCGACGCGATCGCGATCTATAACGGTCTTCGCCAGCACGACGCAGCAGTGCACGTGATCATCGACTCGCTGGCCGCGAGCGCCGCGTCGTTCATCGCGATGGCTGGGGACAAGATCACCGCGACCGCCAACTCGATGATGATGATCCACGACGCGCTCGGGCTGGTGATCGGCAACGCCGCCGACATGCGGGAGATGGCCGGGCTGCTCGACAAGCACTCCGACAACATCGCGTCAATCTACGCGGCCCGTGCTGGTGGGGACACGCAGATCTGGCGTGATCGGATGGCGGAGGAGGTCTGGTACAACGCCGATGAGGCCTACAAGGTCGGCTTGGTCGACGAAGTCGAAGGTGACGGGCAGCCGGTCTCCGACGATTGGGATCTGTCCATCTTCCGGCGAGTTCCTGATGAGCGGCAATCGGGGTTGGTCGCCGCTGAGCCGGATCCGGCAGCGCCTGTGGCAGCGACCGCCTCGCCGACCCATCACACCGCGACGGTGGACGGCACGTGGGATGCCGGCCCGAACGAGAAGCGCCTGCCGTCCCCGATGAGCGTGGCAACCGCGAAGAAGGCGTACAGCTATTACGATGCCGCGCAGGTCCTCAACGGGGAGATTGTCAAGGCTGCCTGCAAGCTCCTCCACCATGAGGTGAGCGCGGACGGTACCCCCGGCGCGGCGCATCTGGCCGGGGTCCGCAATGCGCTGTCCCGTCTTCCCCAGTCCAACATCCCCGAGGGGGAGCATCCCGCGATCGAGGCGCATCTGCACGCGCACATGGATGACGCGCCGCAGGACTCAAGCACCACCAGCAACGGCAATGAGAGCGGCAGGAGCCGCAGTTATCTGGGAGAAACCGCGAACTGGTACCTCCCGCGTCCAGAAGGGAAGGAGCACAGCCAGTGGATGCGATGAGCATCACCGACCGCGAGGGCCGGGTCGCGGAGATCGACACCCGGATCGAGGAGATCGACGCCGACTACGAGGGGCAGCTCATGCCCCAGGGAGTCCGGGACGAGTGGAACTCGATCAACGCCGAGCGTGATGAGCACCTCGCTGTCATCCAGGAGCTGCGGGCCCGCAAGGAACGCATCGCCAATCTCGCCACCAACCGTCCGCAGGCGACCGAACGGGTCGCCGGCGGCGGGAACGGCAATGGCGACTCGCCGGCGGTGATCCGCCGCCGCGGCGCCGAGATCTACGACCTCGCCCGCATCCGCTCCGAGTCCCGCTCCGACGACGACTACCGCGCCCGCCTCCACGAGAACGCCAAGCGCGCGGTCGAGATGGCACAGTTCGGCAGTGCCCGCCGGGTCATGAGCCGCGAGCAGGCACAGACCAACATCGTCCGCCTCCTGGACGACATCGACCGGGAAGACGGCACCCTCGCCAAGCGGATCCTCGCGACTGGCACCCTCGAGTATGATCGGTGGTTCTGGGCGCAGATCGCTGGCCGCAACGACGTTCCCCGCCCCCAGGCGGCCCTCACCCTGAGCGGCACCGGTGTCGCCGTTCCGTTTGAATTGGACCCTACGGTCATTTTGACCTCGGATGGGGCGACCAACCCGGTCCGGGCCATCGCGCGGGTGGAGACGATCACCGGCAGGCAATGGCAGGGCGTCACCAGCGCGGGCATCACGGTCGGCCGGATCGGTGAGGCGCTCGCGTCCA